GGCTTCCGTACCGCCCTGAAAAAAACGCTGTGTGTGGTTGCTGTTATTTTCCTTATGCGTGTTGGGTTTTACGGCGTAGTTTCCTGCGTCACGTGCTGCACGGTACTTGTTACCTCGTGCTGCATTGCACCCACGGCAAGCGCTTCGTAGGTTGTCAAGGCTGTTTACTCCGGGTTGCCCTTGTGGCCACCGGTCTACTTCTATTACATGGTCGGCCTCGGTTGCAGGTTTACCACAATAGAAACAGTAAGGGTTTTCTTGTAGCAATATAAGTTTGTTGCGTTTGTATTCGGCTTGGTTGCGTGGCCTACTGCCTTTGTGTTTGCTTGGCATGACTCACGCGCCTGCGGCTTGTGCTAGCGCGCGCTTCGCGCTTGCTGTTGGGTTTGCTTGGTTGTTGTTCATGTCGGGTTTAACCTTGCTGTTTGTTTTGTTTATGTAAATCGTTGTGTGTGCTAAACGCTTGGGGGTGCGCCTAGCACGTTGTAAAGCCTAGTGCGCTAATGCTCCACCCACGGGGTTGCCCTAACCCGTACCCACTTATGTTGTCTTGGCTGATTATGTTTACAGCCTGCCGCGCCATTGGCCCGGTCATTTCGTCTCGCATGATTACGGGCATAGCGCACTACCTACGTTGCCGTATGTTCCCAACTACCGTGCAACGGGTTTAGGGCTTGGCTAGTCCAACGCTAGGCGGTGGCTAGAAACTTTATAATTACTGGCATTTGGTTAGGTCGCCATACCTGCACTATGCAGGCTGACAAGTCCAACCGGTCTAACCATTGTTCTTGCTGTTTGCTTAAACGTCCTGTGTCTGTTTTAAGTTCCGCGAAAACTAGCACACCCTTAGGGCTTAATAGCACTAGGTCGGGGAAACCGCTATTACCTTGTATGTGTGTTGCCCATTGGCCGCGCCTGTTCATTGCGGGTAGGTCATGGTGTACAAACCACCCGTAACGTGTCGCTATTTCAATGACGCTGTTTTTAAATGCGGCTTCTAGCATGACTATTTTTAAAACCTCTGCGCCGCTTTTAAGTCGCGCACAATAAAAGCCAATAGTTGTTTGGTTTCCAATGCGGGCGGGTTATAACGTGCTATTTCGTTTAACACGGCTTTTAGCGCGTCAACATCTTTGGCTTTTAAGTAGGTTAGTAATTCATGTATTTGCGTTTCCGGTACCCATTGGCGCATGGTAAACACAGCATTGAAATAACCCTCGGGCAACCCTTGTATAATGTTTAATAGTTTTTGTGCCATTAGTCGGCCTTACTGCTAGGTAATGCTTTTAACGCGTCAATTACTTGCGTGGCCTGTTCCGGGCTAAGTGTTTCAAGTGTTACCGCGTCGCTATTAAGTGTTACGGCTATGTAGTCATGTAACGCGGCTTCGTCAAAGCCTGCACCCTTGGCCAACGACTTTATAAAATACACTTGTTTTTGGCTTGCGCCTTTAGGGTGGCTTGTAGACGTTTCGCGTCGTATTGGTGCTATTTGTGCGTCCGGTTTCTTAGGGTCTTGACGGGCTTCTATTTCGTTACGTGAAGCAATGCTTTTACTAATGCCAAACCCCATATAGCCAAGTGCGCGGCCTAACGCTGACGTCATACCGACCATAAATTCGCTGTTTTTTGTGTACGGGGTTTTGCCCGGGTATGGTTCGGCTGCGGTTGCTATTGCCGGTATTGGGTCGGCTTCGTCGCGCCAAACGGTAACGGTGCAACGGTAAAACGTGCTTCCGTCGGGCATGGTTACAACTTCTGCGGCTGTTTCTTGTATGCGTAGGTTTGGGTGTTTTAGCAATGCCTCTTTTAGGCGTGTTGGTACGTCTACGTAGTTGTCTATGTTAAATGCCATGTTTGTATGCCGCCTTTTTGCAGGTTCCGGGGTGGAAGTAAAGAGTACGTTGGTGCGTTTTGTTTGCGTTGTAGGCGTATGTAGTAACGCCGCATTTGGGGCAAGGTCTCACGTCGGGTTTGTCTTTCATGTCGGGTTATATTGCTGCAGGTAACGTACTCATTGCGTGTAACAAGGTTTGTGGCGTTTTGAAACATGGCAAAGGCATATAAGGCGCCCACCGGTCTACTTGCATAGTTTCATACAACGTATTCCAACCGCGCAAAACTACCGCCTTGTTTTCTTTGTCTAAGGTTGCTAGCACGTATATTGCCGGCTTGTCAAAATCGCGGGTTAATAGGCAGCCGTCCGGGCGTGGTGTTGTGCGTACCTCATAGCGGCCTACGTCGTTTGCTTTTGGGTTGTATGGTTCGTAACCCCAATAAAGGTTTAAATGCTTGGCTAACGCGAATTCACCTAACGCACCTATTTTGTCGGGCAAAGTGTTTTTAAATTCGCCTACAAACCGGTCTTGGTGTTTGTTGCCTTTAGCGTTTTCATGTCGTAGTTCTGCTACTGCGTATGCGTAGTTTATTTCCGTCGGGCTTAAATAAACAATGGTCACGATTAACCGCCTAAAGCCTCTATTGCTTCGCTAACGGCCTGCCATGCGTCCTGTTGGCCGCTTAAATCTAGGTCTACCGCTAAATGCTTTAAACGTGCAATTAGTTCGGCGTGTTTAGGTTTGTACGGTATGTGTGCGGGCCTGCATATTTCGTCTAACAGGTTTTTTATTACTGTTTCGTGCCTATGTAGGGCGTTTTGTGTCGGGTCTAGCATTGTCGGGTTTCCTTTGTTTAGTTTGCTGTTTTCCATGGTAGCCAATTGCTGTTACTCCAAATAGCAACCATGGCTTTAGTGTTTGTTGTTGGGTCGTATAGGTCGTTGCACGTTTCAATTATGCCTTTAGCCTGCAACCAACCCGTAGGCCAATTGCTGTTAGGTAGGCACCAAAAGCCGTTTATTTGGTATATGCCGTAACTACCGCTATTTGGGTCGCTTGCGTTGTGTGCGTCGCTTGTGCAGCGGCTTTCACGTACTGCGACGCGTAGCGCTGTTTCTAGTTCGCTAGCCGGTAATCCCTCTGCCAATGCCAATGACGCAACCTGCGTACAGGTAGTGACCAATGCGGGCAACGTGGTTGTAGTTGTGGTTGGCGGAAGTGAGGCTATTACGACCTGTGGGGTTTCGGTTGGGGCCTGTGCATTACCGGGGCTAAATAACACTAAAACGCCTGCAATTAGCGCCATTGCGCCTGTGGTTATCTTGTGGGTAATCATTTTGCTACCTCCATTTGGTAAGGGTTTCCCCATGTGCCAGTAGCCGGGCTTTTAAACGCTAGTTGTACGTGAAGCACGTCGTTTGTTTGTGGGTCTCTGAAAATTTGTACCATGGCTTTTTGCCCGGTGGCAAGTGAGGTTATAAAACACTCATAGTTGAAAAACTGTATTTCGTTCATGGTAAATGGCTTTCCGTCGGTAAAGAAAACCCTAGCGAACCATTGTTACGCGGTTGCGGATACTCCAAAAACGGCTTCAAATATGGTTTTTACGGCTTCCGGATTATCTGCCATAGCCGGCGATAGTTCTATATGCCACCAATCGCCACCGGGTGCGCCCGTGACGGTTTTAGTTTCGTATGCTTTCCACGCTTGACGGTCACAACGCCACGCCCTACCAAACGGGGTTGGCCAATAGTCAATAATCATTTGTACGCCTAGTTTGTTTGCGTTGGCTACCACAACGTCTATAAACGCTTTAGAAACTTTGCGACCCTCTGCCACGCCTTTGCTATCCATTTTGCGGTATGACAAGTCCATAGCGCGCCCTGTTGCGTGTACTGACATTGTGCCCGGTTTGCCTTTAACGTCCCTTTGGCCGAATGTGCCATTATTCCAACAGGCACCGTTAGACCATTTAGCAGCTTGTCTTACCCATTCCTCGGTGCCGGCGCGTTTGCCTTTTGCGGGGCCGTCGCTGTTACCTATGTAGTCGCGGCTGCCGGGTACTCCGGGTTGGGCTTTTGCCGTCATTTGCTACGGCCAAAGGCGTTATCGTTAGGGTTAACCCAACGCATAACCGGTGGAATAAGTGCAGCAATAGCGGCTTTAACGTAATCAGTTGGATTGGTTGCGCCGGTCATGTAAACGGCGATAACAGCGCCAACGACGCTACGGCCATAACTTGCCAACATTGCTTTACTATTCGCTTTCATCTTTACCGCCTTTGTCTTTGTTTTTTAAACCGTTGGACGCTAACAAACCGATTAGGCCACCTGAAAGGGTCATAAGCATAGGGTTTAGCACGCTAAATGCTTCGGCGTCGTTTGGTGCTTGCTCGAGAGGTTGCGTTACAAACAACAGGCCGTAAAGCAAAGTAAAGATAGACCCAACAAAAGCAAGCGTTAAACCAATGCCCACAATAAGAATTAGGCGGGCTTTTATTTCCTCGTTGGTGTACTTAGGCACAACGTCCCGTACCTATTTGTATGTCGCTTGTCATTGTCACGGCTTTACTACCGGCACGTTGGCAGTTAACTCTTTCACGGTCTGCACAACCTGCACAACCCCAAAAAACCACGGCTATAAACACCATGTACGCAAACAGGTAACGCCATTTCATGCAGGGCGTGTCGGGAAAACAATCTTTTTAGGGTCTTTGTTGCTTGCCGGTAGGTCGCGCAATGCTTGACGGTAGGTTGCCCACGCTGTTTTGTTGGCTTGACTGTCTGCTACTTGTGTCCAATCGGTTGCTGCAAGTTCGGCGTTACGCACGGTACGCACATAATCAAACTGCTGTTCTACGTCTGCGTTTTCAACTATCGGGCTATCCCAATTCAACATTATGCCACCTCATAAATCACGGAAAATCCAACATAGTCATTATTTTGCAAAGTAATTGCAGGTGACGCTGCGCCTATAACATCTACGGTCGGCCCTGCGGAAAATCCAGACACCGCGTTTGCTTGTCCGTACGAACTTGTAATAACTGCGTTTCCTGAATAGATACCTACCCCCGAATCGTCAAGAAAAAAGTTTCCGCGCACTAAACGAATGTTTTGTGAAACTGGTGCAACTGGTAACGAAATACTTATAGCACCATTTGTTGCACCCGTACTTGTAACTTGTGCTAAGACCTGCACATAACAAAGTTTGTTTATTCGCTGATATTGTGCATATTGAATTGTTGCGGTAACGGTTGTTGCGCCACCTTTGATAACTGGCGTGTAACTTGTCCACGCTTCGCCAATGCCATTCAATTGGGCGGCGGTCAGAACGGTGCTTGCTACAAATGGAAATGGGTTAGCCATAGTGGTTCCTATCCTAATTCACCCAAGTACGTTGAGTGCGTCAATAATTCCAAATTCTGCGTTATCTAAAATTAGTTCATACACAATTACTGTAGGGGTAGTAAACAGCCTTACCCGGTGGCCGTCTAGCGTTATTTCATGTTCTACACCCTCTACGCCTAATTCTTGGGCAAGTACCGTGGTTGTCTGCCCCGTTATAAAAGTTTTTTCTATGGTTATTGTGTCGTTAATGTCAACTATGGCCACCGTGTCGCGTTGGGCTGTTGTTAGCGCGCCTAGGACGGTTTCCACGCTGTTATAGCGCGGTTCAGGTACGGCATTTAACAGGTACGTTGAGGCGTCGGCTAGTTCGCTATCGTCCAAAAGGCTGTTAGTAATGCTGTTGGTTTGCACAAAAAACGTGGCTTGGCTTCCTAAGTCGTTGGCTGTTGCGCTGTGGCCGTCTAGGTTTTCTATGTATACGCGGTTGGTTACGGAGTCCGCTTCAAACGTAATGCCAAGGGCGTCAAAAGGTATTTGGGTGCCGTCGTCGTGGAAGTCTGCTACAGACCCGCTAAGGGTTTGCGACACTCTCGGCGTAAAGGTTAAAACCCCGTCACGTGACATGAAGAGGCGGCCAAATTCGGCGGTTTGGTTTATTTGCGTTAAATAGTTTAGGACGTTGGTTCCTGCGGGCACGGTGTAAGCGCTGTCGTGGCCTAGGTCTACGGTGCCTGCGTTAATGTTGCGCGCTGCACCGGTTGGGTAGTCCACTTCGGGCAGGTCTAAAACGGTTGTTATGCGTTGGCCGCTTGTTTGTACGGTTACGTTTAGTTCGTCCATATAGGTTTGCCCTAATAGGTAAAAATCGTCTGAACAGTAAACGGTAACGGTATCTAAACCGCCTAGGTTAAAATTATAATCGTAATTCACGACCCGGCCACGGAAGAGGTACTCGGGGTTGTTGCTTGCGTCGTAACGCACAAAATACACTTGCCGCAACGGTGCCAAACCGGGTAAAGCCTCGGGCGTGTTGTAATACGGGCCTGTGTCGTCAAATGGGTTAAAAATGCCGTCAACGTCAAATATGGTAAATGTCATGGTGCCGGCGCTAAATTGGTCGCCTTGGTCGCGTCTGCCGCGTCGTATGTTTACTTGGGTGGTGCTTGCGGTTACGTCGGCGTAATCGTCGGTTCCGTCAAGTACATAGGTTGTGTTATCTAAAACGCCTTTTAGGTAGTCGTCTAATACAAACGCGTTTACGTTAAAACCGGTGTCAATAAAAAGGCTATAGTTTCCGGCCTGAACAATGGAACTACCGGGCATTATCTAAAACCTGCTATTGGTAGGTCTAGTGGGCCGTTTTGGCGGGCAAAGGCACGTAAGCCGTCGTTTGTTACTCGGCCTATTTCGGCTGTTGTGGCCATGCCACCATTGACGTTAACCGTATAGTTTTGGGTTACGCCTCTCATGGCCTGATGTTCTTGCATACTTTGTATTTGTGCGGCGGTTGGTGCCGGTGTTGCTATGCCTTGGCCTGCGGTAATACCGGTAAAGGCTATGTCGGTTTCAACTTGGCCTAACAATGCTTGCAAACGTTTCGTAGATAGGTTCGGGTTTTTAAGTATCTTTTCGTATTTTGCTAGCACACTTTCAAGACCTGCGACTAGTGCTTTGCCTTGGTCTACGCCGGCTTGGTAGAAACGTCCGGCACTATCTAAACCTAGTTTGTCGGCTACGCCTTGGACTGTGGAAACAAGCGCGTTAACGCCTTCCGGGCCTGTAATGGCTTCCTGCCCACCGGCTACTAGTTCGGCTGCAATGGCCGCGCCGGCTTCTGCGCCTGCGTCCAAAACGGCTACTAAGGCTTGTTGGCTAAGTCCACGCTTTAACAGTAGGTCTACGTTGTTTGCATATTCTTTTACGCCGGTTACTTGGCTTTTTAGACCGGCTAAAAATCCGCCGCCTGTTTCCGCGCCTGCCTCTTTAGCGTCCGCAAAATTGAAACCTTGTCTAATCCCTTCAGATACTCTTTGCCCAAAATCGGTAAACGCCTCTTGTGCGTCTTTAAGTTGGTCTTTAGCGTCGTCTAATGCGGTTTTAAGTTTGTCTTTAATGACGTCGTATAGTTCGCTAACTTTCTTGGCTGCACCGCCGGCGCTGTCGCCTACCTTTTCTACTTCGGGCGCGGCAGCCGCGGCTACCTTGCCTAATGTTTCTGTGTTAGTTGCGGCAAGTTTTGTAAAATATGCGTTGTTGGCTAGTTTCGCGTCTACCTGACCAATGCCCGTTATAAAACTGTCAAATTGGCCTCTAAGTTTGTCAACGTCTATGAGAGTGTCAAACGACGCTTTTGTAGCGTTAATGGCTTTACCGAACTGTCCGGTAGCGAAATAGTAAACGGCCTGTAATGACTTAACAAGACTGTAAACCACGTTTACGGTTGTTGCTATGGCTGCGGCAATGCCTTTAAATACGTTGCCGATAATTGGGCCGGCTTCACCCATTTTAGAAAGCGCAACTTGTATACCGAAAACTAGGCCTTGTTCACCAAACGCGTTAGCCACCTGTTCAATGGCAGGCGTAACCTTTTCGTTAAAAAAACGTACAACCTTAATAAACAAAGGCAGAAGCGCCATACCAAGATTGGTTTGCACGTTCTCTAATGTTGCGCTAAGTATTTTTTGTTGGTTGGCTAGGCCGCCGCTAGTACGCCCAAAGTCGCCTTGTGCGTCGCCTGTTTGTTTGTAAATAACCTTTTGCGCTGCCAAAATCTTTGCTTGCTGACCAAGGGCACCGGAACCGGAATATATGCCCATTTCCATTGCTTCGGCTTTTAGCGTTGCGTCGTTAAGCAAAACACCGTAAGCGCGTAACGGTTCACTTTCACCACGTAACGCGGCACCAATAGCGTTAATGGCTTGGTCAACGCTTGTGTTATTAAACGACGCAAGGTCGGACGCAAGGGTAACAAAATCGGTAGAAAAATCTACCAAGTCTTTACCGGCTAAACCGGCGGCTTTACCAAACGTAGCGAAAGTAGAAGCGGCATTTAGCGCGGCTGTAGTGGAAAGGCCTAACGTTCGGTTAGCGGTTTTAGCAAAGGTTTCTACCTCTTTACTTGACTGCCCGAAAATTACACCGGCTTTGCTTATCTGTTCGTTTAATGCTGAAGCCTTTTGAACGGCTGAAAATGCGGCTGCACCAACCGCGCCAACGGCTGCGGTAACACCGGCAATAGCAAGACCAATACCCGGAAATTGCTTACCAAACATACTAATTTTTTTGTTTGCAGCCGTAAGCCCACTATCGCTAAACGTGGTAATAATTGGGATATTTATAGCCATTACTTGTACCTTTGTTTTAACGTGCGGTTGGTTTTCTTTTCCACGTCGTCTATAACAGATTGTACGACTTTTTGTACGTCGGGTTTGTGGTTCTCTACGGCTTTGTCAATTACGCGGGGCTGTTCGCCTCCGCCTTCTGCGTTTAGGTTGGTAACAAATTTGCTACTACCTCTACGCCCGGCATGGTCATAAATAGCACCGGCAGCGTCGGCCTGTTGCATAATCATAAGTTTGTACGGCTTAGACCCAAAAGGTACTTGCTCTGTGTGTGTTGCTACGCCGTCTGTGTAACGCTGAAAGTTTACGTACCGTTCTTTGGTTGCACGTACGCCAACCTTTATTTTAAAGCCTTTGTTTACCGCGTCGGTTTGCCACCTAATCTCTTTGCCTTTAATCAGGCTGCCACGACGCATACCGGAAAGCGGGGCACCCTTAACGCCCACAATGGTTGTAACCATTTGCCGGGCCTCTTGTACCATTGGTTCACCGGCACGGCTAATACGTTTAGTTACGTCACGTCTGTACGTTGGGTCTATTTTGTTAAGCGCCGCCAATGCCTCTTGGGCACCTTTAACCTCTAAAATTGGTTCGGCCATTACGGTTACCTTTTGTTTCGTTCCTCCAAAACTTTAGCCACCGTTGCTAGGTCTTGCGCGTCAAACATTTCAGAGTACCAATGCGGCGCCCACCCTGTTACTACTAACAATTCGGCTAGTTGCCGTCGGTAGGTGCCGCTTGGGTAGGGTTTTGGGCCTCTTGTTCTACAACCTCTACGTTTGTTACTTGCTTGCAGTAGGTGTCAAATTCGGACGGCACAACAATTTTACTTTGCTTGCTTGCTTCCCATGCTAGGTATAGCAAATCCTCTACACCAATGCCGTTAGCCATATCTGCCGCTTTACGTTTAAAGCGACGTTCCCACAACACCACCGTAAATAGGTTGGTGCTTACTTGGTATGTGCCTTCATGGTTGGTTACTTCAAGGGTTAGTTTCATAGTGCCTACTTTCGTGTCGGGCCGATTATTCGGCGCTAATTATGCAACGCTGTAAGTGCCACCAACAAACGTAATGTCAATGGTTGACAATTCGCCCAAGGTTGCGTTTACTACTGGCATTTCAAGCAACGCGCAATTGGTGAGGGTAAATAACTCACCCTGTGCGTCTACGATTACGTCAATGTCGGAGTTGCCGACAAGGGCGGCCAAAGTAGCGTAAGTCTCACTTGCTGCATATGACATGAAAAGTGAAAGGGTTACTTCATGGTTGCCAAGACCGGCTTGGTACTGGCGTGCAGTCTGTCCAAACGTGGTGTTTTCTAGTTGGTCAAAACGGTGCGTAAAGGTTGCGCTTGTGCATTGGTCGGTAAGACTAACTCCGTTAACCGAAACGCCCGGGGTTGCGAGATATGTGCTAGTGGCCATGTGTGTTACTCCTTGTGTGTTGCTCTCTTATTTTTAGCACCTTTTTTAGGTGCCGGTGTGGATACTTCCTCTACTACTTCTTCTGTTATTTCGCTTGCGGTTTCTTCAATAAAACCACCCCAAATAAGCGCCGCAACATTCGTGCCGGGCTTAGGTACAAACTCCGTACCAACAACACCAACGCGGGAACTTTTGACAATGTACATAGGCACCTAACTTGTTTGGGCTTGCATTTCTATAGTTAAATCATAGGCCGCCATTTCGGCGCCGCCGATTATGGCAATGGTTGGGCGTCCGTCCGTTACCGCAACGTTTTTAGCCAAAAGTTTTGCCGCCATATTCATAAGGCTACGTTGGGCGTCTAGGTTGCCCGGGCCAAGGGTAATAAGGCGTACCGGAAAAGTAATTTTAACTATGTTGTAGTTCCATGCCACAAACGACGGGGCGTCAATAAAGGCACAAGGCGGCACAAGGTTACGCGGGTCATTGACTACCTGCAGCCCTGTAATGGTCTGTAACGTGGCTGTAAGGTCATCTAAGGCCTCATTAAATAAGTCGGTGTATGCAACAGGCACTAAGCAACCGCCGGCCTATCTACGCCTAGTAGTTGTTTAATCATTGGGCTAAGGCCCATGCTGCCACCGGCGGCCAAACCATCAAAACTAGCGAAGTCCGTCACGGCTCCTCTTTGCCTGTAGAGGAAGGCCGCATAGGCGATACTTCCCAAAAGCACAGAAGCATTAGGCACCGTGGTAAGGCTTTCGTTTCGGTATCCGGCTTCTGCTCTACGCCTGTAACAAAATTCGTTAGCGGCCTGCCTGCATTGGGTTATAAAGGCTTGGTCGGCTGCCGTAGCGGTTCCAATTCCTAGCCAATCTTCTATTTGGCTATCGCTTGTAATCCACGTACAAATAGGCGTTGTAGTCAACGTACCTGTAGCGGCAATTATGTTTACATTGTCTGCCGTTTTAGCAAACAAAACTTGGTTTTGTATTGGTGCTTCAATGTCGTATTGAAAGAAACCTTGTTCGTCTACGCCAGTAAAGTAATACTGCGGAAGTTCACGCACGGTATAAGTACCGTTGAAGGTCGCGTCAACCCCCGCAATAGTTACGGACTGTCCAACCTCAAGCGGGTCGGCGTTAGTTAGTAGTACTACAACCGCGTAATTATCGGTTAAGTACTTTTGAGTGACCGAATAGACGGCCATAACGGCCTACCTTTCGGAAATTATGACTTGAGAAGTTTTACGAACTTGGTGGCGTCTGCCATGAAACCGGCAGCGTAACCACGGAAAGCAATCGTACGGCCAAGGGTTGCCGGTACTTCTACCGAAATTGCGCCCTTTTGCTGTTCGTAGAATTCAAAGCCTGCAGCCGGGCCGGCAGCGTGTCCTACAACACCTTGCAAGTCTCCCGAAGCGGTGCCGCCTGCCATGTTCTTATCCACCACAAGCACGAGGCCCAATGGGTTGCCGTTCCACGACGTAGCCGCCGAATTACCAAATGCGTTTTGGCCAATAAGGTTTGGTGCGCCAACAAACGGAAATACAGGCTGACCCGTTGAAGTGGTAAGCATACCCAATTTCGCCCATGTCAAAGGACTGACGAAATAGTGAGTAGGTAGGTAGTTGCTGCTGTTTGAAATCTGATATGCAGCGCCGTAAATTGCTTCAATAAAATCGGCAGGCGAGGAAAGGTCTACAACGGTTTCGGTTTGTGTTGTTGACGAGACCATAAGGTCTACTGCGTAGTTGTCGGTTGCCTGACCATAAGCAATTGCCAATTGGTTAAGGATAATATCCAACGACGAAGGGTCGCTCCAATCAAGGTCTTGTTCGGAGACGGTAACGTACGTTCCGAAACTTAATTTGCTGATGTCATTGTTAGACACTTGGACAGTTGAAGCATTAAGCGGGTCAAACTGTGCGGCCTGTTGTGTTACTACAGGACGGGTGCTAATTTTTGGACGGCGGAAAGTTGCGCCTGCGGTTGGCATTGCGCGTGTACCAATTGCCGATACGAAAGGGCGAATAGCATTAAGCCCATCATACGTAGAACCGGTAATAATTTCCGGCAAGATACCCGGTGTACTCTCAGTGTTGATATATGGCGCTGTGCCCGGTGCTGCTTCAATACGTGCCGCGTTGATGTTTGCGTTTAGTTGTGCGAAATCTGCACCACCACGAACATAACTAGCAATGTATTCCGCAGGTGAAGGCAAACGCATTTTACGCGGCTGTGCGTAAATGGTTTGTACTGTTGCGGCCTCAATTACTGCAGGGGTTTCTACTGGGTTTGACATATCGGTTACTTCCTTTTCTGTGTCCTGTTCACTATTTAACTCTACTTCGTTTTCGTTTTGGTGGATACTTGCGGCCACCCGTTCTACCTTGGCGGCCTCAAAAGCGCCGTAAGGCAATAAAGACAATTCCTGCCATTCTGCCTTGGTAACAATCATGGTGCCGGCTTCGTCAAAACTAAATTCAACCGGAATAGCACCAACCGAAAGGCTATCTAAAACGCCATCTAAGGCTAGTTGCAGGCTCTCATTACCTAGGGCCGTTTCACTAATTTTGGCCTCAAACATTACGTAATCGTCAACCTCGGTACGGTTCGTGACGACGCCAATGGGCATTTCAGAATTGTGATACAAATACATTTTGGGTTTTTTACCCTCTAGCGGTAAAGACCCTTTTTCAAAACGTACCTTTTGACCGTCCGATACCACAGCGTCTACCCCGTATTGGATAGCGACGCCGGCAAGGGTACGACGTGGCAGCGCGTCACCTTGCGCGGCGTCTAAAGTTAATTCTTGCGGGGCTAATCTAAGCATTTGCTTGCCTCATCTCTTCCGGCGTTTCTTCTACTTCTACGTTTGTGTCGTATTCGTTGGCTAGGTAACTTTCAATGTCAAACATTACTCCGGTGCCACGTGGAAGTACGTTATCTGCGCTAAGTGTTTCTTGTATGCAGTCAATGTACGGTTTTACGCCAAACGTGTAAAGGTCGCGCGACGCTTCACTACTTGAAACATACGAATAGTTACCAATTGAAACGGAAACAAGATACGCCGGTACGTTTGCAATTCGCGCAATTTCTTTAGCCTGATATTCTGCAGCGTCAATAAGTAGCATTTTGTCCGGTGTTGCATTGTTCGGGATTACTTCTACAAATTCATTTACCGCACTCGTGGCCGAAGCGAATCTTGCCTCATCATAGGCCGCGGCCAAATCGCGTAACTCCTGCGGTGACATAGGCTCGCCGCCAATTTGACGCAAAGTTACCGCCGGTTGCAATGACGAAGCGTTACGGTTTCTTGCTTGCTCAAGTTTTAGCGCGGTATCTACTGACGTTGCACCGGTGTAAATAAGGCCTTGAATTGGGCTTAAAAACTGTACGCAATCTTCCCAACGAATAGGTAAACCCTGAAACAAAATTTGTTTAGACGGGCCAAACCATACGCCGGACGCTTGGCTTTGGTCTTGTGTTGTCACAATCGCGGCAGGCAAACGCGTAAACGCTGACGGATAACCGTCGGCTGTTCGTTCTGTTATATACCAAAACGCACGTCCATAAAATAAAAGGTCATCAAATGTAAAACTTAAAATAAAGTTATTTGTAACGCCCTTGTCAATACGACGCAACCAACTACGCGGCGCTTCCGGCACCTTTTCCATTTCGTCGCCGTTCCACATTTCTTTATACATAACCAACGGCAAACAACCAATAACACTTGCCATAAGGTCACGCGCACGGGAAATAGTAGGCACTTGCATAAAACGGCTACGCGTTACACCGTCTGAATAAGCGTAAAAGTTGCCAATTTGTGACGCGCCGGCGTTACTACCTGCAGCGGCTTTAACAACCTTTGTAGGTTCCGGTTTCTTATTAAAAATGGCCATAGTTTTATTGTGTCACAATCTCGGGGTTTTGGGTGGCACTAGCCGGCGCCGTGCAATCCCCGACGGAAAGCAAGCCGACTAATGCCAAAACGACTTTAGCGGTAATTGGTAACAATCATGGGTTTACCTATTGCTTGTGGACGGGCCGCTAATGCTGCCGCCCAAATCATGCACCGGCAAGCCTCAATAGGCCCGGGGCTACGCAAACTACTAACCGTTATGCCGTTTTTTTCGCGTATCAGTACGGCCCGTTCAACGTGGCTGTTTAGTAGTTGTTGGTTGTTGTGCGTAAGTTTGTTTTCTAAAATCATGGCACGTACGGCACTAGTCCATTTAAGTAACTCTTTGTAGCCAACAATTACGCGCCTTGTTTCGTATTTCAACGGGCAAGAGTTTTCTAAAACCGGCACAATAGCCAATTTAAGGTTGGGGTTTTCGGCTACTTGCTGTTCTACCTTTTCCCACAATTCGGTAACGGTTTCGGCCACAAACGCCAAAACAACGTGGGTTTTATTGTCTACTTGGACGGCGCGCACGGCTGTATACGTGCTTTCGTCTAAAGCCATTTCAACGGCAAGCACTCCGCCCGGCGGTGCCTTTTCTTCTGTGCTTAAACCCTCAAACAAGCCGGGAGCCAACCACCCGTTAGAAACAGCCTGCCATAAATTTACAGACGCCCGTAAAAATGCGCTGCGATTAGGGCCTTGTGCTTCGCCTTGGATTACGTCCATTTCAATTAGGCCGCCCGCTAAGGCAGGGTTGGCGTATTCCCATGCCTCTACCGTCATTGGGTCAAGTGTTGGCGGTGGGCTGAATTCGGCAAAGTACAGGTTTGTTTTTTCGCCTGTGTCTATTGCTTTTAAGCCTTGGTCTCTCCAACGGAGTAGCGCCGTACTTTCCTGCGTACCCGCCGTGGACACTAGAAGACACAAAGGGTTACGCCGGGCGCGTTGAGACGGTAGTAAACCGTCGTCTATGGCGGCTTCTGATATTTGCCATACTTCGTCTGCGGTAATTAGGTCGCATGAGTAACCGTGACCGGCTGCCGGGGTAGCGGCGCGAATGTGCCAAACGCTGCCATTAGGCATAGTTACCTTTTGCCGGCCATATGACCAAGAAACCTCTGCACCAAACTTGGCTTCAAGAATTGGGGCAAGGTAATTAAATTGCGCGGCCGTTAAATCCAACTTATGGCTAACGCTAATAACCGTTTGCGGTTGGCCTCGCCTCTCCGTTTCCATAGTTAGCCACCAACCGATAAGCGCACTAGTCATATGGCTTTTACCGTTTTGTCTAGCCACCGAAACAAGGCCAATACGGTGCAACCATTTACCTTCGTCGTTAAAAGACGTCAAACCGTCAAGGCAATGTTTTTGCCAACTCATTAACGGGGTGCCTAAAACCCTCTCCGCAAATTCTGCTACTTCCGCCGCGCGTGATTGGTGCCCACTGTGAGTAGTCGTTTCTAGTCTCGGCTGATACCGGCCAGTTCGGGCTAGTTCCGGCAAACCCTTATGGGATATAGGATTAGGAGAGAGATCGGAAGAGCG